CGCCAAACATCCCACGCGCTACGCCACCCAACGCCGCGCCAATACCAATCATTGCCAGCGATGCGACCAACGCGCCACCCGGAAGCAAGGAGGCGAGCGAGGTCATGATGGTAGTCATCAGCCCAGAAAAGGCTTCCGAGGCGATACCAAACCGCACCATCGCATCACCCAAACCAGCCAGCATCATCGACGTAAGCGCCTTGAATCCCTCACCGATACTACCAGATGCCACGGCCTGTTGAATACCGCCGACAATGCCACCGACCATTGCCGCCCCAACAGAATCTTGGAACGTCTGCCGCATATTGTTGGCAAGGTCCAATGAGGCTTGCTGGGCTTCCGTCAGGACGATACCTGTTGCCTTTGGTATAGCGGCCTGAATCGCGCCCAAGTCAAAGGGCGCACGACCGACTCCGGTGATTCCTGCGCCTGCACCCGGAAGCGCACCCAACGGACGTCCCTGACCCACAACTCCAGCGCCAGCACCAGCACCACCACCAGCCGTGCCGAAACGACCAGCCAACTCACGCGCCCGCAACAGCGACCGCTCCTGTGCCTCAAGTGCCGCAATCCTATTGCGAAGCTCATCAAGCTGACGGATGCGTTGCTTGGCCTGTTCAATCTCCTGCACGGTGCGACGGCGATTGGTGTCAGCCGCCGCGTTGTTGAGGATTTCCGTGTTGAGCGCGGCGTACTGCTTTCGCAAGTCATCCAAGCCGCCGACAAACTCGCCAGAGGTCAGGTCGAGCAAGCCGTCCTGCACATCCCGCAACCGCTTGGTAATCTGCGCCACATCGCCAGCCAGTACCATCTCGCGAAGCGCCTTCTGCGCGTCCTCCGCCATCTTCTTTGCTTCGTTGCCAGCCCGTATAAACGAGGTAATGGCGGCACTCGCGAATCCAAGCAAGGCGGCTACGGCAAGTCCAGTCGGGCCGAACATCACCGAAATCTGCGAACCCGCCTCGACAATACGCGTCCCCATATCTGCCGTGATGGAGCCGGTGCGGGCCAAGCTGTTGCCCACAGCCGCAAAGCCAATCGCCGCCTTTGCCGCTCGGTCACCAGCGATTTGTGCGTTGCCACCAGCCGTCTGTGATTGTCTGCCAAAGTCGCCAGCGGCTCCGCTAGTTTTCTTGAACTCGGCGGCAACATCCTGCGTCTCTTTCTTGAGACGCTTGAGCGCGGCTTCGACTACTGCCGCGCCTTCTTCCTTGACCAGCATCTCAACGGAAAAGACCCGCATTGCTTACTCCTGTACGACGGCTTTCGCCATCCGTTGAGACAGGGCCGTCAGCCGCTCCCGCGTCTGGTCAAACATCTGCGACAACTGCCCCGCCGCCTTCAGGTACCGCATCTCCATCTTCTGCAAGTCTTGTGGCTGATGGAACGCAATGGCAACCTGCCCTGCCAAATCCGTCCGCTCCCCCATCCGCTCGACCGTCGCTTCCTTCGCCATCGCTCGCAACTCCGCCCACATCCAGAGCGTTATCGCAAACGATTCCCCCGCTACCACGCGGACGGGTTGCCCCGTTTCCCGCGACACCTCCACCACCACCCGCCTAACAAACTGCTCGGCGTCCCACGGCACGGCGACGGTGTGACCCGTCGCCTCGGTCAGTTTTTTTCCGACCGCTCCGCGAGCATTGCCTCGACCTCGGACACCTGATTGCGGCTCAACTGAATAAGCGCGGCAATCTGGTCCACGGTCAGGGCTTCCACTTCCTTGTCGGTGAGGTCCGGGCAACTGGACCGCACAACTTCCAGTAACGCTCCGAGCATCGCATCGCCAGCGCCGTCCTGCGTGGACAGCGCGGCGATTTTATGCGCGGACGCCCCGGTCAGGGGGCGCACAACAATCTCTCGTCCGAACAGCGTCACACGCGGTAGGCGTGCCGGGTTCACCAACTCGTCGAGGTTAATCATCTGTCCTTATCAGACCGAGGTGAGGTATTCGATGCGGAACGGAGCCGAGCCAATCGCCGTAAAGCCCGAGAGGGTGGGGTCAAGACGCGCCTCAATCTCAAGCGCAATCGCAATCTCCGCCCCGTCCTGTCCGGTGATGTCGTACTTGGTGCAAAGCGCCGACGGGAAGCGAACCTGCACATAGCTCCCAGCCGACGAGGTGGCCCCGCCGCGTTGCCAGATGCACCGCACGTCGGAGAGGTAGTCGCCCGAAACGAGCAACTGGCCCGCCGACTTGGGAGCGTAGGAGGTCGAGGCCGTCCACGCGCCCGTCACGGCAGTCGCCGCACCCGGCTCAATTTGTCCGACGTTGGTAGTCGAAAGCTGGATGCAGGTGCCGGAAATCTTCGGCATCCGCATCGTCACGCGGTCAAGACCCTTGACAGGCGACCGCTTGCCGTCGAAGTCTGCCGCACGGTAGGTCACGCCGGGGTCGAACTTGAGGCCACCAGCGAAGGCGCCGAACACGGTGGCTCCGACATACAGGACGCCAGAGTCGAGCAGAACATCGCTCGGAAGGGAGGAAGTGTAGCCAGTCAGCGGAGCAGTCATTGTCCTATCCTACGGATGGGTGGTGGGGTGGAATCTAATTCGCTCGAACAGTTAACACACGGGGCCAGAGGAAGAACTCGTAGGTGCCAATAACCCCGACCACGGACGAGTCTGCCGGGTCGGTCATTTGTGGGATGGTCTGCCGCGTGCGCGACCGTCCCACCATTAGCCCCGAGGCCGGGTCCGAATAGGCCGTCAGGCATTGGTCCACGATGTCCATCGCCGTCTCAACGAGCGGCAACTGGCTCTCCGGCTTGCCAATACATTGCACCTCAAGCAACACCGTCTCTCGATAGCCGTTAAAGGCGGGCAAGCTAGTGCGGTCCATCAGCATTGAGATATACGGGAACTGCGCCGGCTCGGGTTGCGCCCGCACGTAGATGCGGTCCCCGACGAACTGCGCGAGCGTCTGGTTGTCCGACGATACATAGTCAAGCAATGCCCGCCGAAGCGTGCTGTAAATCTGGACCGTCGAGGCCGTCGAGGGCGTGACAATCGCGCCCTTCGTGGCAAACCGTGGCTTACTCATCGGACGGGCCTCCCGCGCTCGATATAGCGGTTCAGGACGCGGTTGTAGGTGTCAATCATCGCTTGCATCGACTGAATAGCAACCGGCTTGAAAATGGGAACGTGCGACCATTGCGGCACACCATTGATACGCCGGAAGATGTTGCGATGCCCAACTTCCCACGCCAGCGCAATCATTCCCACGGTCGCTGGCATTCCCGTACTCCGCGCCAGTTTACGGAAGAACTTGCGTTGCCCCTTCTTGGACTTGGGCTTTGCCATAATCCCATCAGGAATACCGACCTTCGCATACCAGCCATTCCCTCCAAACGTCGGCTCGTCCCGCTGGACGTGCTGAACGATTTGCGCCGTCGAGCGGAAGGCTTGGCTGGTATAGTAGCCCTTGAAGAACCGCTTCTTCACGTTCCCCTCGTACAATGCCGCCGCCGCATCGAGCGCCATCCGCGAGGCATCTCGATACTGCTTCAGGAACTGCGGCGAGAGGTCCGTGACTTTAACGGTCATTAGAGCGCCGAGGTTGCCGCCACCGTGACCGTCGCGCTCGTCACCGAGACCTGCACGCCCGCCGAAATCGCCGTGGTTGCCACGATGATATTGGCGTCGGAGGTGCCGACGTTGAGGTCGCAGATGGCGGTGGTGCCGTCTGACTTGAGGCACCGCGCCCACGCCGCCACGCCAGTCGCATTGGCGGAAGTGTCAGGCGAGATGGTGCCGAAGGTGATGACGCCGTTCGTCACGGACGCGGCGGCAGGGTTCGGGAAGCGAAGCTCCGCGAGAAGCACCTGCGTGGTCACCGCCGTCGCAGGGGTCGCGGGACGCGCCCCGTCGTAGATGCGGAGGTAGCCATCGTTGTATTCGCCGTCAATGGCATCAGCCATCAGGTTGCGAACCGCGTTAGTCCAGCCAGTTGACTTTGCCATTATTCTGCTCCGGGTTGCGCATAGCGCGGCTGTGTGACAAGAAGGGGTGTGACAACCTTGATGGCGTTATTGGTCCCACCCGTGACAATCTGGTAGACCGTCGCGCCGTTATAGCTAGTGCCGAGAATGGCGGTATTTGCGGCAGGAACTACCACGTAATACACGCCGGTATTGGTGACCTCTGCCATGCCAAGACCGCTTAAGCCCGCGATGGTCTGGGTGCCAAGCGCGTCCTCGTAGAAGGTCACCGACACGTTCGCCAAACCCGTCCACGGAACAAAGGTGTTCGAGGTTGAGTTGTAGAACGTGATTTTGCTCCGCACCAAATAGGCGTTGTTCGGATGGATGGCCTTGTTGACCGTACTGGTATTTGTCACCGTCATTACGGATACCCCTGCGAGAAGTCTTGCGCCGGGCTATACGGCATTGAGCGGTCCTCAATCCACGTATAATCCGTTGACACATCCATCACCGGAGCGTATGCCCTCGATTGCTCTGCGACCATTGCATAGTCGCTCGACCAATCCATCACCGGCGCATACACACCAGAGTAATCATAAGCAACCCCGCGCACCGACACCACCTGATAGCTCATCTGCCAGTTGTCCGCCGACGCTTCAGCCGACGCGGTAATCGTAGCAGGAAGCACCTGCACCCCGACCCCGGCAAAGGACTCCTCGGCTGACGCGGTAATGGCGGCAAAGATGGCCTCGCGCAGTTCCCCGTCCCCAAACGCCTCGGCACTACCGGTCAATACCGCCGAGATGAGCAGTTCGAGGGCGGCGGCTTGGCTCGCCTCGGCGCTTCCAGTCAGCGTACCTATCAATAGCTGGTTAGCCGTCAGGTCGCCGTAGGCTTCCCCGCTGGCAGTCAGGGCGGCTTCGAGCATCTGCTCCACCGCCATCGTCTGCTCGGCTTCGGCACTTGCTGTCAAGTCTGCCAATAGGCTCTGCACCAGCGCAAGGTCGCTTGACGCCTCGGCATTGCCGGTCAGGTCGCCAGTAATCAATTGGTCAATCAGCGCGTCCCCGTAGGCTTCCGCGCTCCCGTCTGCCGTGCCGGTAAGCAACTGGTCAACGTTGGCATCGCCAAAGGCTTCGGCCTGACCATCGACCGCCGCCAATAGTTCCTGCGCCGCCACGAAGTCGGCATAGGCTTCACCAGCCGCCGTAATGGTGAGCACCACCTCTGACACGACCACGAAGTCGCTAAAGGCTTCCGCGTCTCCGGTCAGCGACCCCGAGAGCGTCTGCACCACCACCAAGTCGCCATACGCCTCGGCAGAGCCGTCGAGCGCGGCAGTCAGTAATTGAGCGACCGTCGCATCGCCGTAGGCTTCGGCGGACGCGGTATAGGTAGAGGCGATACTGTCAGGCGCAATCTCTAACCGAAGGTAGGCTCCGCTCTCCAAGAGGATGTCATCGCCATCCTCAAGCAGAATGCGGTCAAAACTGCTCACGCCTCAACCTCGGAGCGGAGCTTCCGCAACGCCTCACGCGCCGTAATGCCGGTCGCCACGCGAACCTTTTCGTCTTGCGTCCAGCGCAACATGACCGCCGCATCGCCCACCGGCGCGGCCTCTAGCACCCCGCCAAACCGTTGGATGAACGCCTCAATCCGCGCCTCGTCGGTAGGCCAGAAGCCTGACCGCCGAACGTCCTGACCGCAGATAAGGCGAGCGTCCATTAGCGAATGAACCCGATGGCAGATAGCGCCAGCGATGTTGCGGTGACTGCGGTGGTGTCGGTCTCGTTGCGGATGTAAATAGAGATGGTGTCGTTCTGTGCCGTCGGAATAAGCGCCGTCACGGAGAACCCGTAACCCTCGTTTGAGTCCGACAGAATAGCCGAAACGTGGACGTTTGAGAGTGGCGTGCCGTTCTTGGCAATGGTAATGCCATAGGACTTATTGTTCGACGCGCAGACTAGCTCGACATTCGCCGTGACAAGCAAGACCTGATTAACCGCTTTGGTCGCCCGCATTTCGTTGTTAGAAACTTGCGAGAAGCCGTCTTGCCCGAGCGAGGTATCAAGCGCCGTCGTGCCAGCCAGCTTGTAGTAGACGTTTGTAGAGGCAAACGTGGTCTGGGCCGAGGCCGTCAGGTCCAACTGCCCACGGCTAGGAAACAGACTGACCACCACGTCACGGATGTCCTCGGCACTAATGTCACCGGTGGTGTTGTCAGGGAGTTGCGCTAGAAGCGCCGAGAGAACCTTCGGGTTCTGTGTCATTAGTCGAACGCCTCATCAAAGGCCGTGGAGAATGCGGTCGCTCCGAGCAACAGATGTTCGCCATCCGTCACTTCAGCGGGGTCGTAAATCGTGAACGTGTTGTACGAGGACGGGTCAATGGCCTCAAGGTCAATCCGCTGACCCTGCAACTGCCGCATCGCCACCACGCCCCGGATGTAATACAGGGTCTCGTCTCCCTCTTGCTTGACCAGCCCGAAGGTATCGACCTCGACGTAATCCCCGACCGTGGCGGCAAGGGTCGTGCGGATGTCCGAGTGCGACATCGGGGCGCCCCCGATATTCTGCCGCTGGGCGGTCGCATCGAGCCGCCCCCAATACGTGCCGGTCTTGACATAGACTGACCGAGCAAAGCCGTCCCCGCCGTTCTGGTCCCGCCGATAGAACGTGAGGCGCGTGTCAAGGAGGCCGGGGGCGACGTACATTAGCCAGCCACCGCGAGCTTAAAGGTCCGCAACACCTTGAGGACGCGAGCCGCCGTATCCCGCGAGACATCCCAACTGATTGACGTACCCGCCGCCGTCTCGGTCGAGGCGTGCGGGGTCCGCTTTTGATACAGGTCCGCCGCCAAGTCGATGATGCATTGCGACAGAACCGGCTCTATTTGCGCGTAATCGCCCCGCAGAGACAGTCCGCAGGAGGTGGTAATGGTGTAGGGGCCGTAGGGGAATGAGTACCCCGCATTGGCGTAAATAACGCCCGAGGACTGGTTGATGGTGTAGTCGGTCGCCGGGACGGTCGTGCCTTCCGAATCCACGATGGTTGCCGTGGTGCCAATAGGACGCTTCGGGAAGATGAGCGACAGGCAGGGCTGGGGGTCAATCGTGTCGGCTCGGTCAACCGCCGTGGTATTGACAGCCGTGACAGGAACGTCGGTCCAGACCTCAAGCTGGGCTTGCGCTCGAACGAGGAGCGCCGTCAAGAGCGTGTTCTCCGCGTTGCTCTCGATGCGAAGGTAGGACTTCAGGTCACTTACGGTAGGGAGGGCCATTGCGCTTTGCCTCGGTCAAGATGTCTGCGTACTTCTGCCCCACTACCGGGTAGTCGTGGTAGGTTCGAACGTACTGATGCACTCGCTCAACTTCTGCCGCATAGAAGCTACGGTCTTGAACCAGTTTCGCCAAGACCTCCCGCAACTGCGGCCCATCGTTTGCCACCGTCCACGGCACCGGAATGCCGAGCTTCACCAAGTCGTTTTGCGCCTCGGGGTCGCCCGCGATGACCGCCTTGCCCATCGCCGCGCCCTCCAAGCCCGACCCCTGCATCCCGAGCCAGAAGCTATCGAACACCGCATCGCAGGACGCCTTGAGCCGCAGGGCCGCGCCGTGTTCCATGTTCTCAATCAGCACCGGCTCGATGTCGATGCCCTGATGCATCTTGAGGTAATCGCACGCATTGAGAAACTCCTGCGTACCCTTAATGCGCCGCATCGTCGGGCTGTGCGCCACGCGGAAGGTCTTGGACTTGACCGTCTCCTCTTTCGCAATCTTCTGATAGTCCGCGACCGGCATCGGAATCGGAAGCCAATGCTTGATGCCGAGGCGGTGATGATAGGGCCGCGCCCCAAAGCAGATGGCGTCCATCCGGTCATCGTTCCCGCCGTCATTGACCTTGACCGACCCTGCCATGTTGCCGGGGTCTACCGAGCCGTGGTAGGTCAGGGCCTGAATCAAGCCGTCGCGGGTTCCCTTGCGTAGCTCGTTCCGCAAGACCCAGTAGTCCATGTGGCTATGCACGACATCCGCTGTCTCGTAGAGTAGCTGGATGGTCTGCGCGTCAATCTCCGTGTCCCATTGACGCAGGTCGCAATGCTTGTTCGTATGCCCAAAGCGGACCAGCGCCGACACCACACCCGGTACCACGTTCGCCGCCGAGTGGTAGCGGTAGACCGCCGAGCCGGGGTCGTAGGCTGTCAGTTGTAATACCTTGAGCGCGGACGGGTCGTAGGGCGTTGCCGTGTAGTGCGAGGCAATGAGACCCGGAGATAGTACCCGGCCCACACTCGCCCACACGCGGTCAATCTGCTCCCGAGACGCCA